CCCCTAACGGGGGTCCTTGAGCACTGAGTGCTCTACTGGCGAAGCCAGGCTACTGTACCGTAGCGGTTCTTTCTTGGTACTATTGTACTTCATCAGGGATAACCATGACAAAGCCTGCTATTAACGTGAATCAGTCCTATGCTGGCGCTCAAACAGAGCGGTATTACCAGAACGGGGTTATGATCCAAGATAAGTCGCGAGTTGTTACTAAAGCGATTTTCGTTGATACCAAGCCGGCTAGCATTAACAACGCTATCCGTCCTGATGGAACCCGAGCTCCGGCCAACTGGTCGAGGCGAGGGGGTATGATAAACGGAGTACGTGGCCAAGCCGTCGTGGAAACTCACGTTGGTGCAACTGCGTACAAGCGGGTCTGGGAAGGCCAGCTTGCGTCACCGGGGTTCAACCCGGGGGGCATATCTCCATTAGTTTCTGATGGTGAGCTCCAGGCGATTCGACAAGCCCTAGGGCGGTTCGGCGATGCGGAAGCAAAGCTGGGTGCAGCTCTAAAGGAAACACGGCAAACTGCAAACCTCCTCGGAGATTATTACCGAGGTGCAGCTCAACTCACCTATAAATTGGAGAGTGCCGTGAGAGGATCTAAGAGGGTCCGTCAACAGTTCCGCGATTTTGCGAGAAATGGATGGCGGGATGTCCCCTCGAAGTACCTCGAATACCTGTTCGGGATAAAGCCATTGGCCGATGATCTGACCAATGCCGTTCAGGTACTGCATGACAGAAGGCAGCATGGAGGTCAGTTTAATATGACTCTCCGCGGTAAGTACAGGAGCAGCAGCAATGTTCGCATGGCTGCTTATCAGAGCTGGGTAAATCCAGTTTCTAAGATTGAAGGGGACGTTGCTGTCACGCAACAGAACCGAGCTTCCTTAGTCTTTCAGCTACCGTCCTGGTACTGGGAGCGCTTGCCACCTGTTACTTTCTTCCGCGAAACCTGGGAGACCACCCGGCTGAGCTTCGTGCTCGATTGGGTACTTCCGGTCAATTCATGGCTCGCGGGCTTTGAAGGTAATCAACTGCGTCCCTTCTTTCGAGAGGGGAGTCGAAGCACTTTTCTGCGACGTACTCTGTCGGGGGCATATGACGCGAGTGGTACTATTACTCGTGTAGATGCCGCAGGGGGTAGCGACTATACTTTTTATCGTACAGCGTTTACCTCGTTCCCAACTGCGGAATTGTTCCAACTTCCGCGGTTCCGTGACACTCTCGGGCTAGACCAGCTTCGTGTTGGTTCAGCTCTCCTAGGTCAACGGCTAGCATCGCTAGCCAGGTCTGTTGGCCGTCCATGATACAATAAACTGAAAGGATTAGCCAAAATGGCAATCACCCTCAACAGCGTAGTGTACAACTGGTCGGGGTTTGACAACTCTGGGACCAGCCGGTGGACCGCGACGGCAGCTGGAGTGGCTTCGGCCTTCTCCAATCTGACTGCTCGCGTCACCATCGGTTCCCAGACGAGTAACTCCTCGAGTCCGTCGAGGGCAAAATGGCGGGTTCAAGTCCCCGTCGTTGCGACGGAAGACTCATCGTGCTCCTGTGTGGGGACCGTGCTGCGCACGGCCTATGCTGAAGTTACGGTGGACTTCCATCCGACTGCCACCGCCGCAGAGCGGCAGGACGTCCGGAAGCGAATCCAGTCCCTGGTCCTCACGACAGAATGGATTGCATCGGTTGATAACCTGGTGCAGGCATCCGCCTAATGCGGCCATCCCGGCCGTAGACGTCCTTTAGTCCCCCTCCCAAGGAGGGGGCCGCTCTCATCGAAGGTAGAGAAACCTGATGAAAACTGCGAACGTGAAGTTTGGTGAGAAATTCAGGGAGTTCCCGGCAAAGCCGGCCCTGATATCTCGGTGCGACGTAACTCGTACTACGTTTGATGCATGTATGGAGGCGATGGGGTTCCAATCCCTCACCCCTGTGGATGTATTGAATCTCCCCGCTCCAGGAATAACAAGCCTGGAAGTGTTCCGGAGGGAGTACTGGGCCGCAGAAATGTGGTCTAAGACTCCTTTTGATTTAGGGATCGACAGAGAGGGCGCAGCGATTGCGTCCTTCGAGTCGAGCGAGCTAGGCTGCGGAGAGGTGAATCGACGCCTCGCAGACGGCTGGTCCAGGCCTTGGCCTGAGCCAGTGAGGAGAGCCCTGAAGAGGGCTCGACGAGCGATCTGTAAACTCCTTGGTGATTTATCAATTGAGGAGGTATTCGCAGCTGCTGACTGGGGGCCTGGCGCGTCATCAAGCCTTCGACGCTCCAAAGCCAGTAAGCCTATAAAGTGGGACGCTGCAACCCACTGCACTCCTGGTGCGGAACCCTACGTATACTCCTTTAAACAATGGAGTAATCGCGATCTGGGAAGACAAACCCAGCTAGCGAATGGGAACCGCATCACCACGGTGCCGAAAAACGCAAAGACAGATCGTATCATAGCGATCGAACCCGACTGGAATATGTTTTTCCAGAAAGGCGTCGGTAGAGTAATCCGCCGGCGTCTCAACAAGGTTGGACTTCTTCGGGAGACCAATTGGGTTAACTCCCAGGCCCGTAATCGGGCCCTTGCCAGGTTTGGTTCCGAGACAAATACTTTTGGAACCATTGACCTTAGGGGTGCGAGCGACTCAGTGTCGTTAGCCCTTTGTGAACTACTCCTCCCCGAGAAACTCTACAGATGGGTGTTTGATCTGAGGAGCGTATTAGGGGTCCTCCCGGACGGGAGGCCGGTGCTATACGAGAAAATATCCTCGATGGGCAACGGTTATACCTTTGAGCTAGAGACCCTGATATTTTGGGCACTCAGCGTAGCGGTAGATGGAGTGGGCGCGGTTGTTTACGGAGACGATATTGTCGTAGCCAGCCGTGAGATCGGCCTTGAGCTTATAGACCTCCTTAGGTTCGTAGGTTTTGAGGTTAATCCGAAGAAGACGTTCCTCGAGGGTCCCTTCCGGGAGTCCTGCGGGGGGCACTACTTCAACGGAGTCGATGTTACACCTCCTTACGTACGGAAGCCGCTGGATTCACTTCCAGCTATGATCTCGTTCGGTAACGCGCTCACGCGCGCCAACGGACTTGATTATCTTGACCCGCTCTTCCTTGAAATCAGGAATGAAGTTGGCAAGACGGTTCCACGTCTGTTCCGGGGCCCAACCGGTGCAGGTGATATTTGCCTGCACTCCCCGTTCGACGCTTGTACGCCCACTTGGGTTCCCGACTGGCAATGTTTTGCCGGCCTCGGCCTTGCTGGCCGAGTGGGAACCGAACGCACACCAGAAAGAGGCGGTTTATTGACCTCCCTATGGGGTGCAGCAGGTGGTGGAGAGTTTCAATCCGACCATAGCGACTATTACGTAGTGTCGCAGTGGACGGCTTACCCGTGGAACGATGGTTAACCACCATCTTTTGGGGCCGTGAGGAAATTTATCTCCCACATTAACCCCAGGGTTCCGGCATGACTATGCCGGCTTAAGGCCTTTGGCCTAGGGACC